CGCCGCGCATATCGACGTGAAAGACCGGCCCGCCCGCCGTGTTTCCTGCGGGGGAGACGTACCCGGAAGCGCCCATATGCAGGGTTTCCGGGCCATGCTCGCCGACGCGGTAGCTGACGCCCGCGGATACGGGCCCGCCGGCGGCCTTACCCCCGCCAAAGGCTTCCCCGAAAGCGCTGCCGATAACGGTACCGGAGCCGCCAAAGGCGCTACCGAGGGCACCGAAGAGCGGACGCAGGATCAAGGAGCGGATGAAGATGCGCTGGATCTCGGCCAAAATATACTGGGCCATGTCCCCGAAGGCGGCCTTGCCGTTCTGCGCGGCGTTGATGAGGCCGTCCTCAATGGCGCCGGCCACGCTGGTCACGCCGCTGGCAATGTCCACATGCCACGCGGCCACGGTGTCCCGGGCCTCCACCACGGCGGTCTTGACGGATCCGAAGCCCTCAAAGGCCAGCTCCTTGAGGGGTCCGGAGAGGTTGGCGAAGGACAAGGTGGTGGCGGTGGCATCGGCGGCGGCCATCTGGATCCCGGTCATGCCCTGCTCGATGGTGGCCATATTGGCCAGAAAAGCGTCGGCCTCGTTGTTGGCGGATTCCCCAAATACGGCTCCAAGGGAAACGGGGGCCGTCTCAGCGGCGATGCGATTGCGCTCACGGTTGTGCTGGATCTGGGCATTGGTCTCCTTGCGCCGGATCGCTTCCATGCGTTCGGCAATCATCTCCGCTTTCTTGACTGCTCCGGCTCGGCCGGTGAGGCCTTCGAAAGCGCCCTCGTCCCGCAGCTGGGAGGTGGCAAATTTGCGGAGACCCTTGTCGTCCATTCCATAGATGGCGGTACCGGCCAGCGTGCCCAGGGCATCGGCTATATCCATAATGCCGGAGACCACGGAGGCGGATATGTTCGTCATCCGGGTATTGAACTCCTCCAGCCGATCGGCTGTCCTGTCCATTCGCTGGGCCATCTCCTGGTTCATCACCTGGCCGGCCTGCCGCGCCGCATCGGCGACGGATGCAAACCCTTCGCTGCCGAGGCGCTGCATCACCTCCATGAGCTTGGGCGCGTTGCGCGTGCCCAAGATGTCCAAGGCGGCGCCGTAGGCGCGGGTGTCGTCACCGGCCTTGACGAGCGCCTTGCCGACCTCTTCCAGCATCTGCTCGGGACGGAGCTGGAGGAATTTCTCCGTGTCGATATTCAGCTTGGCAAAGGCGTCGCGGGCGGTACTGAGCCCCCGGCCGGCATCACTGGCGCTTTTTTGGACGCGCACCAGCAGGTTGGCCATCTGCTCGTTGCTGGCCCCGGCTTCCCGGGCGGCATAGTTCAGGGCCTGGATTTCCTCGATCCCGGTCCGGGTGGCAATGGCCATGTCGGTGATGGCCGAGCCCGCCTGGATGGCGCTGTTGGCCATGCGGGTAAACATGGCCACCCCGATGCCCACCCCGAAGGCCCCGGCCAGCTGCTTGATGCTGCGGGTGGCCTTCTCCATCTGCTTGGCCGTGCTCTGCACGCGCCGCTCGGCCTTCTGCATGTTGCTTTGAAAGCCGGTGGTGTTGGCGGTGAGCTTGACGAATAGACTGCTGACGAGTGAGGCCATGGGTTATTTCCTGGATTCCTTTGCCTTGTTCTGAATGAAAGCGGCCTTCAGGATTTTGAAGACCTGCTCGGGACTGATGGGCTTTTCCTCCGGGAGCATCGATGCGGGCATGAAGTCTTTGGGCTGGTAGGGCTGCGGCCGGCGCTTGGTGTCGCGGTGGCACTCGGCCAGGAGCCACATGAGATTGGCCGTGCGGCCGTACGCATCCTTGCGCTCGTCGTGGAAATCCTCGACGAGGGCCTCAAATTGCGCAGGCGTGAGGCTCCAGTATTCATCGGTGGTCAGGCCGAGCCGGCGGCGGGCGAAGGCCCACTCCCGGATAAAGGGTCGGCAGCTTCTCCTTTCGGGGATTGCCCGGCCTCAATGGCCCGGTTGATGGCGTCCATGAGGGGCTCCGTCTCGCTGTCATCCATGGCCGCGGCGAGCTCCTCGGCAGAGCCGAAGGCGGCCTTGCCGGTAAGCATGCAGAAGGCGTAGATACAGGCCCGGCGGAACAGGGCGGCGCCATTGTTGACGTCGACGTCCTGCATGGCTTCGGCGTGCTCGGGCGCCCCAAGACGGAAAAGCGCGCGCTTGTCGAAACGCAGCGCATGCGCTTTTCCGCCAATGGTGGCGTTGACGTCGGGTTGGGTGCGGTCGGGAGCAGCCATTGCTTAGGACCATGTGGGCGCGCCGCTGATGCGCAGGGTGATGGAGGTGGTGATCTTGTCCGCGGTGGGGACGGCGATCGCGTAGTTCTTGACCAGGGCGGAGAAGGTGACCGTCGCGTCCGGCGTGGCCCCGATATCGAGCTTGAAGGTCTTGACCGTGCCCGCTTCGTGGGCGGCGACGATCTGGTCGAATTCGCTGGCAGGGGTGCCGGAGCCGTCGGGGACTTCGTTCTGCGAGAAGGTCACCTGGCCATCGCGCTTGATGCCCTGGATGATTTCCTCGTAGCCGTCAGTCGAATCCCAGTCCGTGACGTCGACATCGTCGGCCGTCCCGGCATCGAGATTGAGGTTGTCGACACCCAGTAGGGCGTCGTAGGTGCTCCCATTAAGGATCGAGAGCGTGGATCCGTGTCCGATTTTAGGCATGGTGGTGGTGGGTTGTGGGTTAAGTGGTGGTATGGATCTCGAGATCCAGTTCCCGGATGTAGAGGTTGCGCTCGTCGTCGTAGTAGGAGACGCCGGAGCGGACGGAAATGAGGAGGATGGTCACGCTGAGGCTGGTGGTGCCGGAGCCGGTCTCAAAGGAGGATCCCTCGAAGCCGTGCAGGGTGGCCTCGATGTGGTCGGCGTCGGCGATGGTGTCGGCCTTGTCCTCGGCCAGCAGGGTGATGGTAAAGTCGTGCACGGCGTAGCCGTTGGCGCCGCGCCAGTCGGTATCGGGCTCGTCGCGGTCGTTCTCGTAGACGGCGCAGGGATAGGTGGTCTGCTGGGGCGCGTAGTCCGCATACACGCGATCCTCATACTGGCCGGCGGCCCCGGAATGGGGACCCGTGATGAGCTTTACCAAGTCGGCTTCCAGGCTCACTTGAAGCCTCCTTTCCGGGCCTCGCGTTCGATGCCCTTGCGCAGGAATTTAATATAGCGGGATTCCGCGCTGGTGACGCCGGCCGCGAAGCCGCGCTCCATGAAATGAGTGGCGGCCTTGCCGCCGTAGATGCCGCCCTCCACGAGGTGGGCGTATTTGGCGGGATTGGCAAAGATGGCCTGCCCGTGCCGGCTGCCGCCGATGCGGCTGGCCACCTGGACCTTGCGGGAGCGGGCGCCGATGATGGCCACGGCGGTGCCGGTGGCCGCGTACAGCTTGACCTTGGCCATGATGCTCTTGGCCAGGGTCCCGGTGCGGCGGGGAGCCCGGGACCGGACGGCCTTGACGATCGGATTGGCCCCGGCGCGGACGGCGCTTTTAAGGACCTTGTCCACCGTGCGCAGCGGCAGGCGGTGGAAGGTCTTCCGCAGCTCGTCAAAGCCCTCGAATTTCATGGCGACTCCGTCAGGCACTGGTGAAGACTCCTATGTGTTCGGCGGTGATTTCCTGCCACTGGCGGCGCCCGATCTCCCGGGGCGCGCCCACGATGCGGTAGGTGCGGCTGTCGTGCACGAGGCGCCAGGTATTGGCCAGCCCGCTCACGTAGCGGATGGTCACTTTGATGCGCTCCCGGGCCGTCACGTCCACCCCGTCACGCGGCTCCTCGGCACCGGTCTGCTCGATCTTGGCCCACACGGTGCCGGCCGTGCTGTAGGCACTGGAGGGCTGCCCTACGGAGTCGACGGAGTGCGTCGGGCTCTGCAGGGTAATCAGGCGGTCGAGCTGGCCGGGTTGGATGGGGGAGATCATTTACCGTCGTTTGGGTGGTGGATGTCGCAGCGCTTGTTGATGGCCCGCACCTCCTCCTTCACCTTGCCCATCTCAATCTCCAGATTGGTGAGCCGGTGCCGGTGGCGGCCGAATTCCTCCTTGTCGAAGGCGGCCATCATGACCTTCAGTTCCGCGATTTCGCGGACGAATGCGTTCATTGTCTTGTTTCCCTCCTCGAACCGGTCGTCAATCTGCCGGTGCCGGTAGAGGATGACCCCCTGCAGGAGGGT